TCGATGCCGAGTGCTGCAAGGTCTGATCTTTTGAAACTCATAGAATACCTCCATATTCTTCGGCCACGTTTCTTCGTGATTAGGTATTGTTGTGCGGAAGTGCTTCTCCGCTCGTTTGGTGTTCATCGCCGGAAGTTACCCGGTTTTGAGCATATATCAAGCCGCCCTCGGATAATGAGTTAGTGTCTGGATAATGGCTTGTAACAGCTATATCACGCCACATAGACGGCTTTAAGGCAATAAAAAAGCGCAGTTGACCTTAATCAACCACGCTCGGCTCTTACTATTCAACGTTTAGAATAGCGTATATTATGTTATAAACAAAAAAGCGGCACTATCCTAAGATAGCACCGCTCTGCTCTTATGCCTCAACGTTTAGAGGCACGTTATTATTTTATTTCCTTCCGGACTTCCTGCACGATCTTCACCTTTTCCTTTGCCGGAATAAGCTCGATACGGTCTCCCTTTTCGAGGATTTCCTCAATTCGCTTGACCTGCTCCGGAGTTAATCTATATTTACCCATAGTATACACCTTTCTTTCGGAAATGTCAATGGTTTTCAGCCATTTCCTTTGAGATATTTTAGAACTGTTTTCTTGTATTCCTCTTTGTGGTCTGAGATAGCATCACGGAACATATGATGCGGCTTCATTCCATGCGTGAAATGCGGCTTTCCGTTTTTATCATACCAAGTCCACGGAGATTTACGGCCTTTCCCGTCTGTGGCATAGATACCAGTGCCAAGCTCAACGTACAAAGGGTATGGAGCACCGTTCGGAGCTTTATTGTTCGTGCCGATGAATACTTCTCCGGCTACAACCTTATGCGTTATGGACTGCCGGAGACCGCTTGAAACATATCCGACTATTCCTGTGCTTTCGGGCGTGCCAACAGGCGTTTTGAGTTTGGCGTGCGCCTCGGCTCTTAATCCAATCTCTTCCAACGCAGCGTTAGCTTGTCTGCCTAAAGCCGCAAGGACAGTCTGAATATTGCTTGTAACCTTGATTTCAAAATCAGCCATTCTTCCGCCTCCTTGCATTTCGGGCTTTCCTTGCCGCAGATTTCATAGCTTTCCACGCCTCCGGATCGCCGTATTTGATCTCCTGAAAGTCCTTGAAACGTGACGGAACCTGACCTCTCAGCAGCTTGACGTACTCTTCGTGCATTTTCAGGTCACGGTTGACATTTCGTGCCGCCTTGAATAATGGCTCACCGCCTTTTGATTCCTTCCACTGGTCATAGGTCATATTTCTGACCTTGCTGTTTTCCTCCCAGATTCGGTTGTTACGGTTTTTATCCTTGTCAAACTCGGAATCTTCAAATGCGGCTATTGTACAGCACCGACAGTTGTAAACTTCTTCCGGCTTTCCCTCCGGGTCTCCGGGGAATTTAAGACCATTTTTGAACTTCTTGCCTATATCTACTACATCACCGTCAACCTGCCTGTGAGTGTATCGAGTGTGTCCGTCAAGAGTCGCAAGCCACCTGTGCCGGAGTCCAGTCACACCTATTTCCTGCGCCCGGACATATCCGTCCATTCTGCCACCATTTTGCGCCGAAGTGGTCATGGTTTTGGCATTTCTCAGGGCTGAATTTTTACTCATATCGCTTACGGAAGCCAGCCGTGCGGCTATCTGGTCAACGGTTTCACCTTGTAAGATACCCTGTAAAATAGCGGAGTTGAGATGTTCCTTGTTCCACCGCAGGTCTTTCGGTATGTTTATAGCTGCCTTCGGGAGCAGGTCAGGCTTTTTCTTGATTAGCCTTTCGACCGTCTGTTCGTCCACAAGATCAAACATTACGTTTATACCGAAGTTCTGCTCCACCATATAGGTGATATAATTGCCGTTGATTGCATAGACCTCCGGCATATATCCGTTTATTAGGCTTGCTGCAATACCGTTGACGTTCGTCAGGTAGTCTGCCATATTCTGCAACATCGAGAAATGGTGCTGTCCGGTCATGAGGTTAGTCCGCCGCCAGTTCTGGTATTCCTCAGCGCTGAGCTTGCCTTCCTCAAAAAGCTTACGCTTTGCAGTGTCCATGGTTACAAACCACGCAAGGTAATGCTTAGCCTTATCATTCAGCTCATCATAAGCCTGTCCGTATACGCTCTCCAACTCCGCTATCATATCATCGAGGACTTCTTCGGTCTCCATATATCCCTCGTCCGATAGCAGAGCCGGGTTTACGTTTGAGGGGAGATATTCGGGCATTGTATCACCGCCTTAATCGCCCATATTTGCCGCCTTTGTTCACCGGGGTATAATTATACTCCCACATTGTTAGAGCCGCCTTGTGCGCTATCCTGAGCGGCCTGTGCCGCCTGTTGCATCAATCCGAACTGCGCCATTGCTTCTTCTTCTTTCTGCTCCTTGATAGTTTCATACTCGTCTATCATTCCGAGAGATTCAAGGATCTGTTTCAGAGCTACATCGTCACCGATTACAGGCAGAGCCGCAAGGATAAGCTGTACAAACTCACTCTGATTGATGTTATTCGGACGCTTGAAATGAAATGGCTCGTTCGGGTCTTCACCGATAACCTCCAGACAGCCACGGATAAAGTCAGAAACGTACTTCTCAACCTCATCACAGCGCATATTCAGATTTTCATACGCCGCCTTGATCTCAACTGTGGTCTTAGCAGCCGCAGAGATATTCTGTGTGCGTAAAGCCTGAAAGTTATCATATAGGACGGCTTCGAGCATCGCAAGCACTGCCTGATATTCCGCTGTCCGCATTGATACTTCGTCCTTGTCGATCTCCACGCCCTCCGGGGTATGAATAACGTGAGTTCTGAAAATATCGTACAGGAGAGCGTTATCATCACGTCTATCCATACCGTCAGCGTTTTTGACCTTCCAGTACGTTGTATTCATATCCACGCCGTTTGCCATATCAGACAGAATGACGTTATAAGCATGGAGCAGGGCAATATTGCCCTCAATAGAGGACTGACCGCATATAAAGCCCATGGGAACAACAGGGAGCTTACCGGGATTTTTGCCCTCACTGCGGTATTCGCCCTCAATTTCATTCTTTATCTGCTTGCCCTTGTATGCTGACTTCTCTTTCATGACATACAGATTGCCGGAAGGGTCGTTCTCTTCGTCAGTCTGTTCCTTGTACTCTGTCACGCCGTCTATTTCATACAGCGTTACCCTCAGAGGGCTTTCCGGAGTGAGCCGCCAGTATCTTATAGCTGCTTTCAGTTCGCCGTCATCTTCATCATACAGCGGTATACAATACGGTTCTTTGCCCTCTAAACGGCAGGCAAAACACATCTGTGTTACATTACCGTCCGGGTCGATATAGCCGTAAGATTCGCCGTCACACGCCGCATAAGCAAGCAAACGCTGTAACTTATAGTCAAACTGTGAGCCGCCGAGCTTGTCCTTGATCTCCGGTTTATCAAAAGATACACCGTTACCGAGCAGATACGCTACAAGCTGAGTGGTGAACAGATAGAAGAAGTTCGCTGTCAGCTTGTGATTTGGAGACACAGTGTCCTCGATAGCATTTCCCTCAGAATCGTATACATAGTTTTTCTGATTTTCAAGCTCCGAGTCCTTGTTCCGATAAAACTCGCCTGCGATTTTTCCAGTCCGGAACATCGGACTTGCTTCATGATCTGATATTGCACTGTTGATAAAGTCAATCCGCTCCTGCTCCGTTGTACACAGCAGAAGGTCATTATATGTGACCATAGGTTATCACCTCACTTTTTCAGCTCGACACAGAATACATGGTCAAAGTTATATATACCTACCCATGCACCGTCATACTTTACGATAACAGCGCCGCCGTCATAGGCGTAATCGTCCCATTCGCCGGGCTTATAGGTGATAGTCTCGCCGGATTTGAATGTGATTTCAAGGTTTTTGTACATAGAATCGTCCTCCTGTTTTTCCGCCTCCGGCGCAGTATACAGTATTTTCTTGTATAAATCATCGCTGATTCTGTCAAGCGTTTCCTTCATCTGCTCTGAGTAAAACTCATCAATAAATTTCATAAATACGCTCCTATCTTTATATTTCGCTGGTATTTCGGGGTTGCTATCTTCATGGTTTTGACAAAGTAACGCATGGCATCGCAGGCATGGTCGTTCACCTTTATAGGCGTGTCCTCAGCCGCATCCGCCACCCACGCATAGCTTTGCAGTTCCTTTATCAGGCACTTGCAGGTATTGTATATCTTAATCTTTCCGGTATACATCGCTGTAGCTGTTTCCCGAATGCCGTCAAGCACTGCGTTATCCGCAGGCGTTACCCTGTACTTGTGGTCTCGCTTCTTCAACGCCGTTATAAACGAAGCAGCCGAAGGGTCGATGATTACTCGGAGCTTGCCACCACAGGCCTGCTTTCGTTCGATTATATCGCCGAAATGTGTCTCCAAATCCACCGCATACTCTTCGTCCGTCTTTTGTTTGTTGGTATCACGGCCAGAATAGTAATACTCACGCATGCAATACCAAATGCCGCCCTGACAGCCCCACAATAGGGCTGCAAAGGCGTTTTGTGTGCCATAGTCGATAGATAATACCCAGTCGGAAAACGCCCCGTCTTGCGGCTCACAGAGGGCTGTTTCGTACTCCGGATATATAACGCCTTCTGCGACCGCGAATTCTCCCTCAATGAAGCGCTTATAGAACACTCCGGTATACTCGGATTTGATTTGCTTAACGTACTCCGGGTCTAAGAATGTGTTCTGGTCTATTGTGAATTTGTTGCAGTACATATCGAGGTCGTCTGCTCGGTCAAGGTATTCTGTCTTTAACCAATGGTTAGGGCTGTCAGGGTTTGTACTTCCGAACAGCTTAGCGCCCGGCTCTGAAAGTCGGGAAAGTAACATCTGCCAGAAATCATGGTCTATTCTTGTTATCTCATCCACATAAGCTCCCTGGAATGTAGCGCCACGGATCTTTCGCTCCGATCTGTTGTCGTTCGCTCCTTCGAGCCTTATGCGCCGACCGAATAAAGTGCCGACCTTTGCCTTTGCGTTATATCTAAAGTATTTCTCGCCGACTAAGTCCTGCAATAGCCGCAGGCAGTTGTTGTCCAGCGTGTCAAGGGTAACTCCGACCATAATATAGTCCTTGTCTATAGGCATTTGTGCCACCCACAAAGCCCAGCCAGCAAGCGTTACCCACGTCTTTCCGGCTCGTACTGAGCCAGTTAGTATATTCAGGCGTTTCAATCCGCCATACTTGATTTTTGAGATAAATTCCTCTTGCTTTGCCGTGAAAAACTTGGTTTTAGCTTCGGTCATATCTCCTTCACCGCCTCAATGAGCTGGTCGAGCTTGCCGTTAGTTGCCTCGTTGTCGGCGCTAATGGCCAGCTTATCGTTATAATGCTGCGACTTCTTGCATTTCAGGTAGAAGATCATTGCAGTCGTATCCGGCGGGATCCACCGCTTCATCTTCTTCCTGTGTTCAGTCTTTGTGCCATTCGGATGCTTGGTAACTTCGACTATTTCTTCATCCACGAAATAGCCTTTGAGTTTTCTTTCAAAAAAAGTGTCCTCGACCTCAACAAGTACGGGTTTTCGCCCAGTTTTTAGGGCTTCGACAATTTCGGGAAACTTTTTCTTCCATTCCGGCAGAGTTGTCGGGTTTATCCCCATGTTTCTGGCTATTTCCCCGTCCGCAAGGCCGTCTCGCGCCCAGCCTTTTATCATCAATAGGCCGTCAGGCTCTATCCATTCCTTCCACTTTGGCGGTCTGCCACCTGCACCGATTGTTCTCACCTCCTATTGCTTTCGGCTTTCCTCGT